CACCTGAAGTAGAAGGACCAAACAATGTCCATATGTCATTTCCAGTAAAAACAGAAATTGGTGGCAACTTAGTTTACACATATTTTATGGGATTACCAGCACCTGTTGATAAAGGTAGAATTTTAGTTGACTATAGATACAATGCAAATAACACTCCAGGTCCTGTGAGTAGAAGAGGAAGATGGACATTAGATTGGAATAAAAATGTAAGCGGTACTGATCTTGACTTTGGTGACGACTTTACTTTTATTGGAAATAGTTCATTGCTGAACTCACTAGAATTTAGAGGCACACTATCTGGTAATAAAATAAGCATTGAAGTAAAAAATCTAACACTTGACGAAGGTGTTGGCTCAGACGAATTCACATTTAACATCACGTATCAATTTTAATATGTTTCCACAGGATTATTATAAACGCATTAGCGTTTGGCAAGACTTACGAAACAATTTAGAAACCAGCAAAGATCCATTTGATTTGTTGTTTGATTTTTGGAACGCTGTGCCTACCAATGCGATAAGTACAGATCCATATGATAGTAAAACTTGGCCTGATCCTTGGGAAATGATACAGCAAAACGACTACTGTGAATTCAAAAAAATTCTTGCAATTTTTTACACATTACAGTTAACAGACCGTTTTTCTGAGGCCGATTTTGAGATACATATTACACTAGACAGAGATAAAAGTAGGTATGTATATCTACTTTCAGTTGACAATTTAACAATTGGAATTTATAATAATGGTAACGTTGGATTTTATAAACACAAAAAATTGGTTTCACAAGTTCAATATTCTAAACTGCCTCAGTATAATTAAATTAAAGTAACAGGAGAAAATATGAGTGACAATATCATGATCGTCAAGCGTAGTGGCGAACAAGAACAGCTAAACATAGAAAAAATCCACAAAGTAGTAGAACACGCTTGTGAAGGCTTGGCAGGAGTCAGCAGTAGTTTAATTGAAATGAATGCTAACATCCAATTTTATAATGGTATGAGCTCAAAAGAGATTCAAGAAATTTTGGTTAGAAGTGCAAATGATTTAATTAGTTTAGAACATCCTAATTATCAGTATGCGGCAGCAAGGTTACTTTCATACGGAACCAACAAAGAAGTATTTGGTGGCTATGTTAGTTGTTCGCTACAAGAACTTATTGATCTCAATATAGAACGTGGTGTTTATGATCCTGATATTTTAAATTTATACACACCTGAGGAAATAGAAAGACTAGATAGTTACATTAATCACAAGCGTGATGAAAACTTTACATATGCTGGACTGAGACAAGTGGTAGACAAATACTTGTGTCAAGATCGTAGCAATGGGCAGTTATTTGAAACGCCACAATTTATGTATATGATGATTGCCGCAACATTGTTTGCACAATATCCAAAAGAAACACGTATGCATTATGTAAGGAGATATTATGACGCAACATCGCTCTTCAGAATCAACATCCCGACTCCAGTTATGGCAGGGGTTAGGACGCCTGTCCGGCAGTTCGCAAGTTGTGTGCTTGTTGACAGCGATGATACTCTTGATAGTATTTTTGCCAGTGATATGTCTATTGGCCGCTATACTGCTCAGAGGGCAGGCATCGGAATCAACGCAGGAAGAATCCGCGGAGTAAACAGCAAGATACGTGGTGGTGAAGTTGCACACACAGGTCTTATTCCTTTCCTTAAGAAGTTTGAGTCAACTGTAAGATGTTGTACACAAAATGGTGTACGTGGCGGATCAGCAACAACACACTTTCCATTTTGGCATCAAGAGATTGAAGATATCCTTGTGCTAAAGAACAATAAAGGTACAGAAGACAATCGTGTGCGTAAACTAGACTACTCAATCCAGCTTAACAAAACTATGTACGAACGCCTCCTTAGCGGAGGTGAAATTACGTTGTTTAGCCCGCACGATGTTCCAGGTTTGTATGAATCATATTTTGGTGATCCAGATGCGTTTAAAGAAATGTATGAAATGTATGAACGCAAAACCAGCATCAAGAAAAAGAAAATAGATGCAATGGAATTATTTTCAGCACTAATCAAAGAACGTGCAGAAACAGGACGCATTTATATTATGAATGTTGATCATTCAAATACTCACAGCTCATTCAAAGATCCAGTTTATATGAGCAACCTATGTCAAGAGATTACACTTCCAACAAAACCATTACAACACATTGATGACGAGGATGGTGAAATTGCATTATGTATTTTGAGTGCAATCAATGTTGGTATTATAAAAGAACTAGACGACTTAGAAGAGCTTTGTGATCTTGCAGTTAGAGCATTGGAAGAAATAATTGACTATCAACGATATCCAATCCTAGCGGCAGAGAAAAGCACAAAAGCAAGACGTTCATTGGGTGTAGGTTATATTGGTCTTGCACACTATCTTGCAAAAAATCACGTAAGCTATGAAGAAGATAGAGCTTGGACTTTGGTACACGATTTAACAGAAGCATTCCAATACTATTTGCTGAAAGCCAGCAACAAATTAGCGCAGGAAAGAGGCGCTTGTGAGTATTTTGACCGCACTAAATATAGTGACGGCATACTTCCGATAGACACATATAAGAAGGATGTAGATACAATAGTGGAGCATAAATTAAATTATGATTGGGATGGTTTACGCAATGATATCAAACAACACGGGCTACGACATAGCACATTGTCCGCACAGATGCCATCGGAGAGTAGCTCTGTTGTGTCAAACGCTACCAACGGAATCGAACCACCCCGCGGCTACCTGTCCGTTAAGAAGTCGAAAAAAGGGCCTCTTAAGCAAATTGTTCCACAGTATGCTTCCTTAAAAAGCTATTATACATTGTTGTGGGAAATGAGTGGTAATCAAGGATATATCAATGTTGTTGCAGTAATGCAAAAGTTTTTCGACCAAGCTATTTCAGGCAATTGGTCATACAATCCAACACAATACGAAAACAATGAAGTGCCAATGAGTGTTATGATACAAGACTTATTGCAAACTTATAAGTTAGGTTGGAAAACATCTTATTATCAAAACACTTATGATTATAAAACAGATCCAAGTGAAATAGAAGAAGAAAAGCCAATAGAGCTTGCACAAGAAGAGTTACCTGAGGATGACGAAATGTGCGATGCTTGTGCCATATAAATACTAAATCAGTTGACATACAGCCTAAATGGCTGTATAGTCGTCTGTACAGACACAGAAAGAGGAACAACGATGTCGAAAACAGTTTTTAATAAAGAAAAAATAGATTTTACAAAACAAAATATGTTCTTTGGCGAAGATCAAAACACACAGCGTTATGATGTGTTCAAGTTTCCAGTATTTGATAAGTTAAATCAAACAATGCTTGGATACTTTTGGCGCCCAGAAGAAGTAAGTTTACAAAAGGATAGGGCTGACTTTGCTAATTTTCGTCCTGAACAGAAACATATTTTTACTGCAAATCTAAAATACCAAACATTGCTAGATAGTGTACAAGGACGTGGTCCTTGTTTGGCATTCTTACCACACGTAAGTTTACCAGAGCTAGAAGGTTGTATTGTTACTTGGGATTTCTTTGAAACTATCCATTCACGTTCTTATACACACATTATGAAAAATGTATATCCAGACCCAGCAGAAGTTTTTGACACAATTTTAGATGATGAAAAGATTATCGCAAGAGCTACAAGTGTTACAAAACATTACGATGCTTTCAACGAAGCGGCTGATGCATATTTTCATAGAGGCGAAGGTTCGTTGTATGAGGTTAAGAAGAAAATGTATCTTGCAATGATGACTGTGAACATTCTAGAAGGCTTGCGTTTCTATGTAAGTTTTGCTTGTACATTTGGTTTTGGCGAACTAAAACTTATGGAAGGTAGTGCTAAAATTATTTCACTTATTGCACGTGATGAAGCACAACACCTAGCACTTAGCACACACGTATTGAAACTTTGGGCGCAAGGTAAAGATGATCCAGAAATGGCAAAAGTGGCCAAAGAATGTCAACAAGAAGTATACGACTTATGGCGTGAATGTGTAGCAGAAGAAAAAGATTGGGCTGAATACTTGTTTAAAGACGGTTCGATGATTGGTTTGAATACAACATTGCTAAATCAGTATGTAGAATATATTGCAAACAGACGTTTGAAAGCACTAGGCTTTGATGCAATTTTTGATGCACCAGTGAATACAAATCCTCTACCGTGGACACAGCACTGGTTGTCAAGTTCAGGACTACAAGTTGCACCACAAGAAACTGAAGTTGAATCTTATGTTATCGGTGGTATCAAACAAGATGTTGATAAAGATAGTTTGAAAGGATTTAGCTTATGATTCATATATGGGGAAAACCAATGTGCCCAAGTTGCAATAAAGCCAAAGCTTTATGCGAAAATAGAGGCTATCAATTTGAGTATTTGGAAATGGGCAGAGACTTTACTAGAGACGAAGTCCTATCAGAATTCCCTTCTGCAAGAACATTTCCACAGATTGTGGTTGGCGGTCAAAAAGTTGGCGGCTATGAACAATTTGTAAAATATATCGAAGACACAAACTATACAGGAACAGGACACACATTATAATGTTAATTGACGTACCATACAGCAAAAACGATACTATCACAATTAAAACAGCAGCCGGCGGCGATGAGATTGTTGCAAGATTTGTCGATGAAGACAATACCTCAGTTACTATAACAAAGCCTATGGCATTAATGGCAACACAAGATGGTATCGGATTAGGACCTTACACATTTACTGTAGATCCTAAGAGCAATATAAAAATAAATAAAAGCAGTATTGTTTTTGTACATAAAACTGAAGACAGTATGGCAAAGCAATATGTACAAAGTACTACAGGAGTTACTTTAGCTTAGGAGAAGCAGTGCCTTTAGTTGCAAGAAAAGATGGAGTAGATGTAGTCAACACAATTCACGTTAGTGTTGGAGATGCAGATTCTGAAGATGGTATTGCTTGCGATGCAGCCCCACAGAATATCGCAACAGATGCTGGTAGTGGAGATGTTTTTGTAGAAAATGTAGGCGTTGTACGCAAAAATGACAACGAACAATCACACACCATTCCAGGATGTTCTACTCATCAAACTGGACTTGCAACTCACAGTGATAATGTGTTTGCTAATAATCTGAACATAGGACGTAAAGACGATACTTATGGATGTGGAGCACAAATTACAGTAGTTAATCAATCAACAGTTCACGCAAATAGTTAACACTTGACAATCAAGTCATAATTTACTATACTAATATAGAAGAGAGAGATCTATGAAAAAAATTATAACAGATGTTGACGGCGTTTTATTAGATTGGAATACTAAATTTAATGAATGGATGGAAGATGAAGGTTTTGCGATTCAAAGTCCAGATAATTATGCAGTAAATTTACGATATGATATCAATAGAGAACAGGCAGAAGGACTGATAAAAGACTTCAATGAAAGCACTTGGATATCACACTTGAGTTATCTACGTGATGCAAAGGAAGGTGTGCAAAAACTTGTAGACAATGGTTACAAAATTGATATTTGTACAGCAGTAGGAACAAACGAATATACACAAGAAACACGCAACAGGCATTTGAGATACAGTTTTGGTAAAAATACTTTTGATAAAATGCACTACGTAACAGGCAACGGGCCTAAGGATCATATACTTGAGCAGTATACTGGCACAGATATGTATTGGTTAGAAGATAAACCGGAAAATGCAGTCACAGGATTGAAATTTGGACTGAAGCCTATATTGATTAGCCATCCTTGGAATACTTGGTTCCATCACCCTGATGTTGAAATAGCAGACAACTGGGAAAAAGTTTGCGAGATAATTTTGAATGAGTGACACACACGAACAACTTAAATTAGCATTTGCAACATACCTCAAAGAAATAGAAAACTTTGAAGAGAATGGTGTAAAGGTTAGTGCAGTTCGTGCCAGGCAAGCACTCAATGATTTAAAAAAACTTATCACAGATCGTAGACAAGAAATACAGCAAATGAAGAATGACATATGATAGTAGAATCCTTTGAAGACGATTATGCACTTACAGAAACAACTGTAAAAATTTGTGAAGACACTGCCAGATGTTTGGTGCAGTTTCCTAGTTGGAAAAACAAAGATAGAATTATAGATTATATAAATGAAAATAATTATATTTGTGCAGGCGTGTACAGCACAGATGAGTACCTCTTAAAACTAATGAATTATTATTTAGGTGGAGAAATGATAACCTCTCTAGACCAGTATAATTTACTAGAAAGACAGTTCACATAAATTAAAATTTTTGTTTAAAAATACCTATTGTTAGCGCCATAATGTAA